TCATCTACAATTTCAGCATCACCATCAACTACCCAAAAGTAATCAGTATCACACAGTTTTGCCGCTTCTATGTGTGCATTGTGTATTCCCTTGACTCCATGTATGCGTTTAGCTCTAGGGAATCTTGTTAACAAAAGTTTGTAGTTTTTGTCACAATTGAGTTCATTATAGCTAATGAATACAATGTCATATGGTTTGTTGTCAGGACAGCGTAATATAGGTTTTACTTGTTCCTTGTACAGTTTGCTATCTCCATTGCTGTATACGTTTTTTATTCTACGGTCGTTTGTTTTTACACGAATTAGTTGACCAATTCTGTTACATTCTGTTTCTAATCTATCTCTAAATTTTGAATCGCTAAACGTAAGGTCATAGAACATATTATCTATATAGTTAAAGTCATGTAGATTTTTCAAGTCGAAGTTAAGTAATGCTTGCCAGCATCCAAAACGTGCCCCGTGTATAGCCCACAATCCGTTAGTAACATCACTGCCTATGTGCATCCAGTTCCATAGTCTATCAAAGTTACGCCAGTCGATTTCCTCTAGACTAGATACAACTAATCCATTCCTCATACATAGTTTAACACCTTCACGGAATCCAGCACGCCACGCTTGTAATGGGCTACCGTTGTTAATAACACAGCTACCTAGAGTGTTAACCTGCAGATAGTTACCAAAGTCAAAGTCTACTAATGTAGTATTACTATTTGTATTTTCATGGGTACGCATTTCTTTTAGTAGAGTAACGGGCCATGATTTGATACTACCGTTTCCATATTGTAGTCCGTTGATATGATTTCTAGTACTAAAGCTAACAACTTTACAATTAAAGTCATCTATGTTATACTCGTTTGTAAAGAAGTCAGACCGCACATAGTTATCACCGTCGATGATGTTAACACGATCACCTGTACATAGTTCAGCTACTTTTTTGTGTGCAGTATCAGATCCCTTGACTCCGTGTACTCTTTTAGCAGTTGGACATAGTTCTAATAGACGTTTGTAATTACTTTCGCAATTTGGTTCGTCATAGCTAAGGAAGACGGTTTCGTAGTTAGTAGGTATGAATAGCATGAAATATTTAGTGACTGTTGTTGTAGCTGTATAACTATTTGGGTAAACTAAAGGTTGACGTTTAATCAATAGTCTGTTATACTTCAGCATGAATTGAAAAAGTGCAATTTAGCACTAATTTACAACCAGGACTAAATAAAAGACTATGATGAATAAAACTTGTAAATCGCTGAAGCATATGGGACAATGGCAGTCAATCGCCACAGTATCCTTTGCACCAGTATATCCAACAAGTATTCGCGGCAATGATTCACTAGAGTATAGCCCGGGGACTAGGTAACAAGTTAACATCATAACGACATTATCAAGACCCTGGGAATCGAAAGACTCTCAGGGTTTTTTGTTAGCGTTGTAAAAATACAACAAAAGGAAATTTGACAATAAATGGACAAAGAGATACAATACAAAACTTCTGAAGACAAACGAGATTGGTTTAGCAATCATGTTTTGACAAAGGAAGATTTAGCACAGTTGATACAGAATAAAATCGACCGTGCTAGGATCTATCATATGGCTACTAAGAAAGCTAACGAGCAGACTGGTATCACTTGATAGACAGCGTGAACAGGCAACGAGAGCCGTGATACAGCGCAAAATGTATAGAATGGGCGGACAGTATATATGAAATTTGTGGCGATAACACAAAGAGTAAGACTACTGGGTAGGGTATAACCCTATCGTGTCGTGTAGAGATACACGGCATTCTAAAACATACTTTGAGTTAGGGAGGCGTTAAGTGAAATCCCCAAAGTATGTTTTAGAATGCGACCGTAACTCAGTGGATTAGAGTACCTGTCTACGAAACAGGGAGTCGGAGGTTCAAGTCCTTCCGGTCGCACCAATATATGGAAGCATAACTCAGTTGGCTAGAGTATCGGACTTTTAATCCGAGAGTCGTGGGTTCGAATCCCACTGCTTCTACCATATTATGGAAACGTGGCAGAGTCAGGTTTATAGCATCAAAATGTCAAATTATTGCTATAAAGCATAAATAAGAGTAAGGAAACTATTATGAACTGCCCACATTGTAACAGAGAAATAAATAACAAAGGATCGCTAAAAGCACATGAAATGTCATGTCATAGTAATCCAAATAAAATTAAACACAAGCATTCAGCTAAAGCAGGAGCACAAAAAGGACATATTGCTTGGAATACAGGTAAAAAATTAGGGCGTCATGCTAAATGGGATATATTATATCCCGATGCAGAGGTGTTTTGTGAAAATTCTACATATGCACGGCATAGTATTAAAGCAAGAATAAAATCAAAAAACTTAATAGAGTACAAATGTGCTTGCTGTAATATAGGACCTGAATGGCAAGATAAACCAATGCCGTTAATACTTGACCATATTAACGGGATTAATAATGACAATCGTTTAGAAAATTTAAGATTTGTGTGTAGTAATTGCGATTCGCAACTCCCTACATATAAGTCTAAAAATAGAAACAATGGAAGATAGGCTGCATGGCGCGGACACGGTCTTGAAAACCGTCCCACTTATGATGAATAGGTGACAGTTCGATTCTGTTATCTTCCTCCACCGTTTCCACCATGGTGCTTGTCGTCAAGCGGTTAAGACCTCGGATTGTGATTCCGATATACGTGGGTTCGAATCCCATCAAGCACCCCAAGTAATGCCCCTGTAGACAAATAGGAAAAGTCGGTTCTTCAAGAGAGAGCGCCAGTTGTCGGTTCAAACCCGATCAGGGGTACCAGGATGTATAGCACAGCGGTAGTGCATCTCCTTCATACGGAGCAGGTCAGTAGTTCAAATCTACTTACATCCACCAAAATTTTAGCTTCATAGCTCAGTTGGTTAGAGCACCGTCTTGATAAGGCGGGGGTCCTGTGTTCGAGTCACAGTGAAGCTACCAGATTTATTGGGGGTTAGTTAAATGGCATAACATCGGATTTTGATTCCGAGATCACAAGTTCGATTCTTGTACCCTCTGCCAGTTATGGGATAGACGATAGTTTTGAGTCCCTGCCAATCTAGTCACAGTGGGCTAACTGTGATGACACTACAGTATGATTGAAGCCGGTGTTAAACTTGACTATACGAGACAATCTAGTGAGTCCTCCCAGGAGGATAGTTAGGCGCCCAATTTTATAAGCAACTTTAGCTGATGTGGTCATAGCGGCGGTTTGAAGAACCGTTGAACCAGGTTCGATCCCTGGAGGTTGCACCAATGGGTCCTTAGTTCAATGGATAGAATACGATGCTTCGAACTTCGGGATGTAGGTTCAATTCCTGCAGGACCCGCCATATGGCATTAAATACAATTAGTGATAATAACAGAAAAGGAGTACTACATGGCTGTTCTAGCACTAGATATCTCGGGAGTTCCCCGGCAATGGATATCAAATGATGACGCAATTACCTATAAAGCAAAAGATGCCATAGCATGGTCAATGGGTAATATTGTGGCTAAATATCGCGGTGGTATACAAAACGACGGTACATTAAGCTACTTAGAAGCATCTAGTATCATCGCTATCAAAGGTCACGGATTTAATCCATACAAACATGCATGTGTAGCATTAAGCAATAAAACATTGTTCGGTCGTGACCGTCATGTATGTGCATACTGCGGTGAACACTTTCCTAACTATCATATGTTAAGTAGAGACCATATTGTTCCAAAAAGCAAAGGTGGTGAAAACACTTGGATGAATGTTGTTACTGCTTGTAAAGATTGTAACAGCAAAAAAGGTCATAAAAGTTTAAAAGAAGTACGTATGGAATTGCTTTATTCTCCGTACGTACCTTCACATTATGAAAATATGATATTACAACATAGAACAATACTTGCTGACCAAATGGAATATTTGTTAGCAGGAGTACCCAAACATTCTAGGATTTGGCAGAATTAGGTTGACATAAAAGTTTTCCTATGATACAATACGCTTAAATAAAATATGCCGACTTAGCACAGTGGTAGTGCAATCGCCTTGTAAGCGATAGGTCATCAGTTCGAATCCGATAGTCGGCACCAAAATTATTCTCCTATAGCTCAGTCGGTAGAGCGTTTGACTGTTAATCAAAATGTCCGTGGTTCGAGCCCACGTAGGGGAGCCAATCAAATACTCTGGCGTTAGTATAATGGATCATACAGTAGCCTTCTAAGCTATCAATAGAGGTTCGATTCCTCTACGCCGGACCATCAACATTTTCTAGTAGTAATCGCCATTCATCACTACTGTAGTGGTAATCGTCTAATACTTCTAACATTCTAGAAAAAACTATTAAACCTCTTTTGTGGTTAATTACTTCATTATGAAGTCCTAATACTTGTTTATCAACAACCAACTTTAGTAAGTTCTCGCCTTCTTTTTTTAATCTAATCTTGTTAGAAATAATATTATATTTGGCGATTAATTCATTACATTCTACAATAGCATCTGTTGTCAGTTGATGTAATGCACGGATCTCAATTTTCATTTTTAATATTAAATCATCAAACTCTGGATTAATATGTTGAATAAAATGTGAAACCATAACAGATAATCTGCCCATAACTTCACTGTCGATGTTAATATTATTGTAATGATCGCCGGTTGAATCATAGTGTTTACGTTTAATTGGATCACTCAACACTTCATATGCGAATTTAATTTGTTTGAACTTTTCCACATCTCCTCCTTTATCAGGATGATGTAATTGTGCTAAAATTTTGTATTTTTGTTTGATTTCTTCAGACGTACAATTTTTGGGTAATTTTAGTTCATCATATAAGGTAGGTTGTTCCATAAGAATATTTATCATCAAGTATTTTATGTAGTATTAAGTACTAAAATCGTAAATTTGACAATAAATCCTCAATCTGCTATACTCTATGTATAGATTGATTGAACAAGTTCTTGGAAACAGAGACACAAAAAAGAATTTGACAATAAATGGTAGTTATGATACAATCATAGCATGAGTTGAAAAAGTCATCGCACTAATCAACAAAGTTCTTTAAAATTTAATTTTTCATATAGCCCTGTTTAAGTTACAGGGACTATATGTAAACATATTAAGGGTTACCTGATCCGTTAGGTACTCTATGGAAGCATAACCAGTTGACGGACTGGCTTCGCATAGAGTACAAGAAGCGTACCGACAATAGCAATATTGTTTAACGTGACGGGCAGTTAGGCAGTAATGACGAATGACATTGCATCAGTAGACGGTACTGATTATTTGTTTAATAGTTCCCATAGTGTGTTTTCATATAGTGTGTTATTAGTTTTGCTGATGTAAGCCATTGAGTAAACGTCAACTCTAAGTAACTATGTATATAAACGGTACGTCCAGCTGGCAATTCCGTTGAGCATAGCAAATAGTGCGTCAGCAAAACTAATAACATGGAGCATTCGTCTATCGGTTAGGACATTAGGTTTTCATCCTAAGAAGAGGAGTTCGATTCTCCTATGCTCTTCCAAAGAATCCCGTTACTATTTTCGTTAAAATAGCGTTTGATTAATGATAGAGATCCGGTGGCAGAAGACCGTTAGCGAGTTAATTACTCTGAATCTGATAGGCAGTATCTCTCTGCACACAGACGTTAGAATAAAAGAGATGGACAGAGTAACCGCTCAATTAAGGGCTGGCATGGAAACCAGTAGCTTATACTAATACATAACATAGATGTATACAACAACCCTAATATTATACACATCTATGTTATACTAATTTTTGAGTTACATCGCCCTGA